CTGCGCCGCTCCTTGTTGCCAACGACAGAGGACTTCGTCCTTTGTACTGGCACTGTCTCGGTACAGGTCTTGTAGTGAGGCTTCCATCCATTGAAGGACGGTCTCAAACTGGTTATTGCCCTTGAGCGATGCAAGGGCGTTAAGAACTTGAATGCTTGGCTTTTGAAGCATTACCTGCTTCGCCAGAGCTTATTGAAATCAGCCGCGCCTTTTTTACCTGCGTTTTCTTTGATTTTCTTTTTATCTTCGATCATCTTCTCGATGTCTTTTACAGACTGACCGGCTTGGTTAGCGCGAGCGATAGTTGATTTTTTCTTTTTCTTGACGGTCTTCGCGCTGTTACTAGAACGAACAGGAGAAGGTGCGTTAGAAGCATCTGCGGCAGAAGCATTTGCGGCTGGCGCATTTGCGGCTGGCGCAGGGGCTAGAGCTTGTACAACAGTATTTGGTTGCACTACAGCGGCAGACTCTGGTTCTTTTACTACCATGTAGTCTTCTATCTTGCGGCGAGGCTCTTCTGCTTTTGCTTCTACCTTTGGCTCTGCTACTGGTTTTGCCTTCTTCTCAAAATCCATACCGCCGGACATGGCTTGCTTCTTCGCAGTATCAGAGTCCTTCATGCCTGAGTCGCCAGTGATATTGGAAGGAGAGGACTCGGGGGCTTTGTCTCTTGAGAAGAAAGAGCGGACAGATTCAACAGCAGATTTCAGGCGGTTCAGATTTTCTTCACCTGCCTTCATGCGTCTGTCGTAACTGCCGGGATCTACTTTCCCAGTACGTGGATCGGTATCTCCGATCTCGTCGTCAGAGCGAGTGCGAACAGATCCGCCGTCAGCGAACTTGCGAACAACAGGCTTGGGGGCTCTTGTTTTGCCAATCTGGTTTCATTTCTTTTCCTTCAGCTTGTTGATTTGTTCCTTGATCTTGGCGACCAAAGCCTTGGCTCGCTCAATAATCTGGGCAATCATTTTCCACCCTTCATGCACTTGCCCATAGCCATGCATTTCTTGGGCATTGGGCAACCAGCGCATGGCTTGAATGCCTTGCCGCCGTTCGCCATCTTCATGCCGTATTCTTTGGTTTCGGCCATCATCATCTTCTTGCCAGCGCCACCCTTCTTCAGAGCGGCCATTTCTTTTTTGGCGTGGCCCTTGCCTTCTTCTTTCTTGGCTTTACCACCGTTGGCGTAGCCTGCGGGGATCATGCCCTTCTTGGCTGTTTTCTTCATCATGCTGATACTCCTTGTTGGGGTTGTACGGTATTCATGGGTGGAGGCGCTTGGTCTCCGGCAGGGTTTGTCGCCTCTGGTGCGGCAATCTGTTGTGGCATTGCGGCTTGAAGCTGTTGCATTGCCATCTCGATCTGTTCTTTTTTGAACTTCATCATCTCTGTCGACGGAACCAATCTGTCGGTGTCCATCTGGAGACCCATTGCGGTTTCCCTCAAGAGGTATGCCGCTCCTTCTGGGCCGACGATTTGCAGAGCGATCTGGTTGCTTAGGATCAGATTCAGGAATTCGTTGCGACGAACTTGGATCTGTTCCTTGGCGATCAGTCCCATTGCGCCTTTGGCGATCACCCGGAAGTCACCCTTGATGTAGGGGTCTGGGTTGTAGATCATGTTGTGAACGTAGAAGCGGTTCACAACCATCGTGACCACATCGTCGATGGTTCCGACGGCGGTCTTGATTCCCTTAGCGGCGTTGTCCATCAGCATGGAAAGGCCAGAGGCTGTGCGGCCAGCGCCACTTGCACCAGAGCCAGATCCGTAGATGTAGTTCGGGATGCCGGTTACTTCATCTGCTTGCTTGGCAAACTGGTTGTAGATGCCCATCAGTTCAGCGGCCTTCATCTCAGGCTGGAAGAACCTAACACCAGCTTGACCGCCGCCTGTTTTGTCAGAGGTGGTTTGCCAGATCTTCCAAGGATACATCTGGGTGATGTCTTCTCCGTCGGCCAATCTGTCAACAGACACTTCTACCTGTGGGCCAGAGCCGATGCCCATGTTGTTCGCCAAAGAAAGCTGGCAACTTGCCAAGCATTGATTTCGTAGACCTTGTTCGGCTCTACGTCTTTCATGCCCCACTGAATCAAGAGGTCGCCCATCACTGGCCCCCAGAATTCCAGTGCTTCGATCAGGTGATCGTTGTGCATCTGGGAATTCGTCTTGCCCTCGAGGTCATCTCTCTGCTGGTCGCCGAACTCGTTGTATCGGTAGCCAGCTTTTCCGTAACGGATGATGACTTGGTCGATGTCGTCATCGGAGTAGCCGGGAACGCCCTTGAGGGATTCCAGCGTCTTGGCCGACAGGCGGTGTCTTTGAATCAGGAAGCCATCATCCACGCCCATTGAGTTGGCGCTTGGGAAGATGTCGTATGGAGAAACCCGAGAGACCTCACGCACCATGTCGTTGACGACAGGTCTTGGATAACCTGAGCCATTCTCTCTGCGGTGGCCTTGGCCTCTTCCTTCACACGCATGGAAATCATGTCGTGGACTTCGTTCATCCGCTTGCGGAAGGTCTCTGGGTGGAGTTCTTGTCCGGCCAAGACGTAGTCTTCAGCTTCTGTTCTGACCAAGTCAATGATCGACAGACGAACTTCAGGGGGAATCTGGGGTTCTTGTGCGGGAACGAGGTCAAAAGGACGGGGTGCTTGGAGCATTACGTCCTGAATCCACGACTTGGCGGCGGCGCACTTCACGTCTGTCAGCATCATGAAGATGTCTGACCCGCCAGTTTCGGCGATGTCGATGGCTTTATCAGGGTCGTATTCACCACGGCGCTGGCGTTCGCACTGAAGTAAGCGCTCAGTGATGTCCTGCTTTGCCATCTTCGCTTGAGTCCAGCAGGAGTTGATGTGTCCAGAGATGCCAAGCGCGATCAGGTCGGAGTTATCCACGCCTTGTGCTTGGACGGCGCTGATGTCTGCTTCGACTGGCGCGACTGCCTGATACACCTGTGTCATGGTTTATTCCTCATGCCCATGCTTTGCTGGACGCTTTTTTAACTGGTCTTGCTCTCACCTCAACTCTGCCGCTTCGTGCCGCTAGGCAGAGGTACTGGAGGGCATCGTGTGGGTGACTGTATCTGTCTTTGACTGGTCTGTCGCGGTATCTTTCTCCGGCGACTTTGAGTCTTTCATACCGAAAGCCACCAAGGAAACCCTTGCGTAGTTGGCGGCAGTTTGGCGAGAGAAGAAATCCCGGTTCTCCCCCAGCCAACTTGTTGAGGAAGTACGCAACAGATTCTCTGCGTGGTATGAAATCATTTGTACTGGCTGGCTCACTTGCAATTCCTGCTTCTAGGAGTTCTTGGTAGCAGGTTCTCTCATCCGCTTGTGAGCGATGGGTTCCTGCTGGGTCACCAGCGGAGATGAATCTCATGCCGGAGTAGGTGGTCATCAAAGCGGGTTTGACGATCTCCTGCGCGAACTGTCTGATGCCCATGTCTTCGGCCACGAATTCCTCAAGGATGACGAGTTGTCCTCTTGAAGTTATCTGTCCGACGATGCAGGCGGGGGTGAGTCCAAAGTCCCAGCCGAGGTAGAGTGGAAGTCCTCTGTTGACTTCGATCTCTTCTTCGGCGGTGTGAATTCTGTCGTTGTATTCTGGGTAGACGGGTTTGCCGTCAGCGGTTGTTCCGTACTGGCCGAGGACGAAGACTTTGATCCAGTCGTCCGTCTTGCCTTTGACCATCTTCAGGTAATACTCATACCCTTGAGGAAGATTGAACACATTCTCCGCTTCTGGATTCGGGTCATACCGGACATCATCGCCCTCTTGGATACGAATGAGACCACCCGGTTGGTTAAAGAATTCCCATCCTTGGGGGGTGTCTTCTTCTGCAATCTTGTAATACCAGTGATCGTCGTCAGGCGGGTTGGTGTCGAGGATGACGCACGGATGTACGGGGCCGCCGCCGTGAGTCTTCGCGGGGTAACGACCGATACGTTGAGTGACCATGTTGAAGACTTCATGCGGAACCTCTGAGGCTTCATTGATCCATGCTCCGGTGAGTTCAAGGGATCGCAGTTTGCCGGTTTCGGAGGCTTTGTCCAAAGCGATGAAGATGACTTCGAGGTCGAGTCCGTTGCCGTCACCACAGTCTTTGATCTTCATGTGGGCGGTGATCGGCGCATCCCACCTGATGGGAGCCAGTTCGTCATTGAACCAAGTCTGCCAAGTCTTGATTGTGGTGGACTTGAGTTCGGGGTAGGTATTCCGGATGACTGCCCATCTTGCTTTTCTCCAGCCATTGTGTGGAGTTTGCTTAAGGGAGTGCTTGACGATTTCCATACAACAGGTGGAGGACTTGCCGGAGCCTACTGGCCCTTTGATTCCTCGGACATCGGCCATAGAGTTGTGGAACTCGGCGGCCACTTGTCCGGGCGGGTTGTATTGGATGACAGTCATTCAGGCTTTGCGAAGGTTGTACCAATCATGAATGTAACATTCTTCGCATCTGTCTCATGCTTGACGGACGCGAGGTTCGGCAAAGTCTTGTCGAGAAGCATCTCAACGGCTTTAAGCCGAGTGGCCGTCATCTTCGGGCCAGTTGTTTTTCCGAGGGCGAGATCTTCGAGAACCTGAACCAGCTTGCTTACTTGAATTCTTTCGCGGACAGCAGTGGCGTGTTCTTCCCGAAGTTGCTCCCGACGAGCGCTTACCGCTTCAGTAGATTTTTTTGTTGCCATGTGTTCCCTTGTAGGTTGTTGGTAGCTTGCTCACATAAAGCAGTGTTCGTTAGCTGTGCATACGATGGCGCTCCAAATCGGCGCTAACCCGATCGACATACTACCAACACGGCTGTGCGTGTAGGCTGTTGGTGACTGGTACTGATCTCCAGCTTTTTGGCGTTTCCCCACGACGTTGAAAGGTATCGGCCCACGAATGGGTAATGGCTTTATTGTCCGAATCCCTCGCACATCAGTCTGTGCATCCACCAACACGAATGAGGACTGGTTGGATTCACCAGCCTTAAAAGTGACAATCCTCATACATCTTGAGATGGTTTGTCCATCATTGGCATGGAATATACCTACTTGATCCGCAATATGCAACACCCTTTCCAACGATTCCTGTAATCAGAACTGATCTCAGACCCTCCCTCCAGTAGAGTGGGTTATTGGGTTTATGGGTTTATGGGTTGCATCCTGTTTTCAGCTCTGATTTCAGAACTGATTTCAGAGAAATTGAGTATTTTGCCGTCATAGCACCCGCGACTCACACTGCGCCCGCACAGTCCCTCTGGGACAGAGATCGACAGATTTTGTGGTTGAAAAGCCAAATAAACGGTGATTTATCCCTCTTTAGAGGGTAATGGGGTGATGATGAGATGGATGGCACGGGGTAAATGTACGTATTTCCTAGGGAAACGTGCGTGATTTACTGAAATCTGTTTTCGTCATATCCAAAACTTCAATTGTTTCAACACCTTGCATAATGCGTATATTGACTATCCCTACCTATTTATCCCTTATATGAAACCCTGTAAGGGTCGTGTGTGGGATGTCGTGCCAAGGGCTTTTCCGGCTTAACCTTCGATTCAACCCCAAAACAACACCTATTTTCAACTTTTTTACGTAGTAATACCGGCCAAATCGAAAAAAGTACTTGACACAGCATCAACTTTCTGTTCAACTTCAAATCGTCAATTCGGCAACAAACCGAAAGCAGACTCAGTAAGTGCTAAAGCACTGTGTGGCAGATAGGCCGAGACCCTTCGGGGAGTAAGCAAAACCACAAAGTGACGCATCGAACAAGTCTCTTGACCCCAACGGCGGGATGTAGCGTCGGACTCCGGAGGAGTTGTAGCACGGTGTGAACCGTCCATCAAACAACACCGAAGGGTCGGTTCAAGGCTTTAGCCTTGTGTCCTAGAGGCCTCGACTTCATGCAGGTAGCTTCCCTTAAGGAAGAGGTTGCATCGAGCATCGAGATAAACACAGACTTTAGTCTGTCAACACTCAACAGAGTTTCAACGGTATGGCAGTCTCTGACTGCTATGCACTGGACGCTCTGTCCTGTCCTTAGAGGCTCTGCCTCTATTTCGCAACTAATCGCATTCGAAAGGAAATCCCATGCGTGACCATCTCCTGACTCTCGGCAAAGCCGAAATCATTTGGATTTTTCGCCAACTTAACGGCGGTACTGCCGGTTTCAACTTCGACCCAATTCAGAAACCTGAATTGATCGACCGTCTCTTTTTGACCTACTCCGAAGATCAAATCCAATCAGCCATTTCTAATGGCTTTCCTGCCAACTTGACCCCTAAAGGGGTCGCTATCGACGACGAAGGAGTCCCTGTGCCGCCACTCACAAAGCCTACGGCTTCCAAAGCATCCGATTCTGATGCTCTCGATGCTCTCCGTAAATTACTGTCTCCGACAGTAGACGAAGCAACTGTTCGACAGATTGTCATGGCCGAAGTCAAGAAAGCGATGGACGATAGTCCAGTCGTCAAGATCGAGGTCGTAAGACCTGACTCACTTAGCTCACCAAGTAGCTGAAGCTCTTGGTAGACCCTTTGCTTCGGTGTCTTGTACTGCCGGAATGTCAGAGTCAGCCCTTCAGGGCTGGTTGATTCCCGGCGAAAACAACGGTGCTTTTGAGTATCTGTCCTCTGACTTTGTCAGAATGTATGAGCAGGGCGGTGTCTTTCTGTTCGATGAAATCGACGGCTCAGACAGCAATACCTTGCTGTTCATGAATCAGGCTCTCGCCAATGGATCGTTCTTTTTGCCGATCCGGAAAGGGGCTTCACTGGTCAAACGTCACCCCGATTTTGTCTGTATGGCCGCCGCCAATACCTTCGGTACTGGAGCAAATCAGACTTATGCCGGTCGTGAACGACTCGATGAGTCGACACTGGACAGATTTCGTGCCGGTGTCGTTTCACTGGACTATGACCAAACTTTCGAAAGAAAGTCTGTAGCACCTGACCTGTTGGCTTGGGGTTGGGCGATTCGTAAACGAATCAGCGAGTCACGTCTCCGTCGGGTTATGTCAACTCGATTCCTCCTTGATGCAACTAAGTTGCTCAAGGCCGGTGAGACTGTCGAAGATGCTCTCCGTAAGGTCTTAACCAAAGGTTGGAAGGCCGGTGTCGAGCGAATCGAGAAGATTCCCCTTGGGGAATTGCCCGAACCGACAAGCATCCGTCGTCGTCGAGTCCGCGCCGATCAAGGCGACGAGCTTGATATGCAGGCCGTGTACCGAGGTGACATGAGCAGGGCTTGGTCTAAGACCAAGCGACAGAGCAGAACATCTGTCCGATCTGTCTCGATTGTGATCGACCTTGCCGGAAATGCCGGTGTCTCTTCAGAACAATTGTTCTGGAGAGGTGCATCCGGTCTTCGACTGGCCGACGAATTGACCAAGGCGGGCTACTCTGTAGCCATCTACGGTGCGGCTGGTGCGGCGAACGTATCCAACGAAGGCCATGAGGACTTGGTGCAGTTTGTCGAAATC